CGTGCGGCGGCTCGCGGACGTACCACCGCATGGCGTGCGCGATCGAGGATGCGGGTTTCGAGATTCGCGATTCGCTCGAGTGGCTGTACGGAACCGGGTTTCCGAAGTCGCTGAACGTCGGCAAGGCGATCGACAAGTCGCTCGGCGCCGAGCGGCCGATCGTCGGTCAGCAAAACAACCCGCTACCCGGCGGCCGGACGCTCGCGCAAGATGAATGGTCCAAGGCGCACAACCGGTCCGAGGCGACCGCGCAAACGTGCGTGTACTTGAAAGCCGGGCAACCGTGCCAGGGCCACGACAGCACCCGCGCGCAAGGCAAGACGTACCACGCGCCGCTGACCGCCGCCGGCTCCGAGCTCGCGGCGAAGTGGGAAGGGTTCGGCACCGCGCTAAAACCCGGCCACGAGCCGATCGTCATGGCGCGCAAGCCGCTGATCGGCACGGTCGCGGCAAACGTGCTCGAGCACGGCACGGGCGCGCTTAATATCAACGCGTGCCGCATCGGCTGGGAGAGTCAGCGGCCTCCGGATCGCGCTGAGGGCAAACCGCGGCGCACTGACAACGACAAATACGGTAAGGCAAACCCGACGATAAACCCGCAGAGCGACGGAGGCCGGTGGCCGGCAAACGTCGTGCTCTCCCACGCGGACGAGTGCGTGGAGCTCGGCACGGTCGCGACCGAGGCGGTCGACCTGCGCTCGCCGACCGGCAGCCGGCCGAACGATCGCGGCGAGTGGGGTATGGGTGCCGGTGTGGACGCCGGATCCGTGGTGCCCGCCGGCGAGGTTACGATCTACGCGTGCGCCCCGTGGTGCGCCGTGCGTGAGCTCGACCGCCAGTCGGGCAAGAGCAAGGGCCGCAAGGGTAAGAGCGGCGGCAAGCGGCCGGGCGGTTTCGTGGCGACCGGTGCGGAGCGCGGCGACCCGACGCCGTGCGCGCCCGGTTACGATGACGCCGGCGGCGCGTCGCGGTATTTCTACACCGCGAAGCCAAACCGCAAGGAGCGTGACGCCGGCCTCGAGCACCTGACGCCGAGCACCGGCGGCGAGGCGACCGGCGGCCGCAAGGAAGGCAGCGCCGGCCTCGACAACCCGCGCGCTGGCGCCGGGCGTAAGGGCGGCAGCCGGAACACACACCCGACCGTCAAGCCGATCGCGCTGATGCGGTGGCTCGCCCGGCTCGTGACGCCGCCGGGCGGGATCGTACTCGATCCGTTTGTCGGCAGCGGGTCGACCGGTGTCGCCGCCGTCCGCGAGGGTTTCCGATTCATCGGTGTCGACGCGAGCGCGGAATATCTCGAGCTCGCGAAAGGTAGAATTCAACATGGGATGGGCAATGAGACAACCTGAAACCAAAAGCGCGCGCCTTGTCAATTCGCAGGGTCGCGCCACGCTCCACGAGTACTCCCACACTGAGCGGACCGCGTTCCGCACGCCCGGCGTCGAGCCGGAGCCGGCGGACGCGTTCATCTTCCTGTGCTCCGAGACCGGCGAGCCCCGGCGGTGGGGGATCGAATGATCGACCGCCCGTACGACGGTATCAAGTACAAGGTCGCCGACGTGCCGACGCCGCCGGAGCGCGAGCCGTGGGAGCTCCTCGACACGTTTTCGATCTTTCTCAACGATCTGATCTTGTGTTTCGCGCCTGGCTCGATGACAACCGATCAGCTGCGCGCGCTTTCGTCCGAGATCGAGACGCTGTTTCTCGAGCGCTGCGAGGGTGGGACCAATGCGACCGACTGACCGCAGCGCCGGCGAGCTCGTGGCGCTCGACCCGTCGATCGGCTCGGCGGGCGTGGCGGTGTTCCGCGGCGGCGCGCTCGTCGCGGTGCGGCGGGTGACGATCCCGAGCTCGTCCGCGTGTCTAGGTGCTCGGTGTCTGCGCATGGCGCAGGAGATCGCCGCGTGGACCGCCGACATGGACGTCCGACCGCGGGTGTTCGCTCACGAGTGGCCGCAGGTCTACCGCCCCGGCAAGGGCTCGGGTGATCCGAACGACCTGCCGCCGATGGCCGGTGTCTCGGGCGCGCTCGCCGGGATCTACGCGCTCGGCATGGCTGGCCATGATGTAGCACTCGAGGTTGTATCGTACACCCCGCAAGAGTGGTGCGCTGGCACAAAAAAGCTGCTGCGTGGCGACGTGAAAGCGAGCAGCCGCGCCATACGGATCGAGTCGCGCCTCGAAGGCGACGAGCTACCTGTATGGCGCGGCACCCGGTACCACGACGAGATCGACGCAATCGGGATCGGGTTGAAAGCGCTCGGCCGCTTCGAGGCGCGCCGGGTGTATCCCGGAGCTACTCCGGGCTGACCGGCTGCAGCCGAGCGATCTCGTCGCCGACCTCCCGCGCTGCGCGAGCGATCTCGCGTAGCCGGGCGGCGATGGCGGTCGTGCGTTCCTCCTCAAGCCCCACGAGTCCGACCACCTCCGCGACACCGTACAACCCGTCGGCCGATCGGTGGATCATGCGCGCGAGGAGAATAGGTTCTAGATTCACGCTCGTCGACTCCGGCGCGAACGGATCACCCACACGCCGCGCTGCTGGCCGCCGAGGTTTAGGACGTTGTGGTGGCGCTTCACCCACTGCAGCGCGCCGCTGATCCTGTTGACCTGCGACCCGTCCGGGTCGAGCTCCTCGCACAGCTCGGCGTGCGTGTGCGGTTTCTCGCGCAGCAGCTCCTCGATACGGGCGCGGAGCTTGTGCGTCGGCAAGTAATGGCGGGCGTGCCGGCCCGGCTCGTCGACCTGCGCGGTCGCGGCGGTGGCGATCTCGGTCAGGTCACCGGTGCCGCGGGCGAAGATCAGCGCGGCCGCCTCCTCGGCCTCGAGGATTTGACGTTTCGCGGCCTCGGCCGCCTCGAGCTGCGCCCGGAGGTTGGCGATCGCGATGTCGATGTTCTCGGCGGTGATTCGTTTCGTGCGTGCCATGTCAAGCCCCTTTGTCAGGTTTGGGGTTTCCCTGCCCCGCTTGGTTCTCTCTGGTACTGCACAGCTTGTGCCGCAGCGGGCGGCGTGTAATCTAGGGTGACTCCCGGACCCGCCCCTGTCGCGGAGGGCGACAGTGAGGCGATCCGACACGGGCAAATGACATCATGACGCCGAGCGCCGCGGCATTACGATCGCGTACCCGCCCGCCTCACCGTGGAGGATCAGCGGCTCGAGCTCGCCGCGGATCTCGACGGTCGCGGTCGTCGACCCGCTCGCCTTGATCGCTCTCAGCGCGTCATCGAAATACTCCGGCGACACCGCCACCCGGACCGCGTGCCCGATGGCCGAGACGGTTTCGATCACGACCGGCTCGAGCGACGGCGCGTCGGCCTCCTCGAGCTGCGAGCGCAGCAGGTCCGGCACGAGCTCCGCCCGGGTCGCGTCGCCCCGGATCAGAATCGCGTCGTTCCGCCGCCGCCCTTTTGGCGTGAAGCGTGACAGCTTCGAGCGCACCGCCGTCCGCAGCTTGGCGATCGAGCATTCGAGCTCGAGCACCGTCGGCGAGCTCGGGATCACGTGCTCCCATGCCGGGAACGTCAGCGCCGATCCTTCGATTTTGGCGGCGATGCGGTCGTCGTGGCGGCGGATCTCGACCGTGTACTGTTCGGGCCGGTCGGCGGCGGCGATCGTCACCCCGGCCGCCTCGGCGTCCAGAGCGGCGCGCAGCGCCCACACCGGCACGGTGGCCGCGCCCCGGGTGTCGCCCGGCGCCGTAGCGAGCCCGGGCAGCGGAGCGGCGTGGAGCCGGCTACCGTCCGACGACACCGACAGGCGTACACCCTGCGGGCACGCGGGGAAGTGGATCGAGTCGAGGCCCCGGTCGGGCTCGCCCGGCACCGCGTGCTTTAGTACGATCTCGAGCTGCTTTCGCGAGAGCTGGATGTTTGCTTTGCTTTCCATGATTCTCAGTATACGCGTCCGGACGCGGCGGTCAAGCGGAAAAGATCCCGGCCGGTCGATTTTTCTTCTTGACCGGCCAGTCCGGACGCGTATACTGAAACCCATGGATCGTTCAAACCACAAACCGACTGACGAGCAATTCGGCGCCTATCAGGCGATGTTCGATTTCCTCAACGCCCGGCTGTTCGGCGGCGAGCTGCCCGCGGTCATCCTAAATTTCAGCCGCAAGGCGCGTACGCTCGGGTTTTTCGCGCCCGAGCGGTGGGAGCGCTCGGACGGTACTGTGGTTCACGAGATCAGCTTAAACCCAAGGTATCTCCGCGAGCGCGGGCCGCGCGACGCGGCGTCGACGCTGGCACATGAAATGGCGCACCTGTGGCAGCAGGTCTACGGCAAGCCCGGGCGCGGCGGCTACCATAACCGCCAGTGGGCGGCGAAGATGGACGATATCGGTCTGACGCCGAGCTCGACCGGCGCAGAGGGCGGTAAGCGCACCGGTGATCGCGTCAGCCATTTCATCGTCGACGGCGGGCCGTTCGATGTCGCGTTCGCGGCCATGCCGGCCGAGTGCCTCCTCCCGTGGGCGTGCGGCGAGCCCGACAAGGCGGCGGTGAAAAAACCGCGGAGCAAGGTCAAGTACAGCTGCGGCACGTGCGGGATCAACGCGTGGGGTAAACCGGAGCTCGCGATCATCTGCGGCGAGTGCGGCGAGCAGCTCGAGGAGGCGGAATAGACCTTGACCGCGCCAGCGGTGCGCGTATACTGAGAACATGAAAGGACCGACATGCAAGTAATCACCTATCAGCGGGAGGGCTCCTGATGCGCAAGCGCGCAGCGGTTCGGATTCTCCGCGCCATGCTCGCCGACGGCCAGCCTCACTCGGGCACCGCGGCGGCTCATTACCTCGCCGCCGGCGCCCCGGAGGCGGCTCCTGTGGCCGAGTGTTCCGAGCTTGCCGCCGGCGCGCTGGCGGAGCTCGAGGCGCAGGGGGCGGCCGCTCGAGACGGGCAGGGCCGGTGGGTTCAGACCCGCGAGGGCGGGCCGGGTCGCAAGCTCGGCCGCAAGGCGCAGCGCACCGGTCCGATCCCGGTTCGCGTGACCCCCGAGCTCGTGGCCGGGTGGAAGGCGGAGGCGCGCGCCGCCGGTGTCACCCTTGCCCATTGGGTACGGGAAACGCTCGAGAACCGGCGAGCGGAGCGGCTCCGCCGGCTGCGTGGGCTCGGGCTCGCCGACGAGATCCGCGAGCTCGAGGCGCTGCGTGACGACGGCTAGGCCGGTCGCCGAGCTCGCCGCCGCGCTCGGCGTGGAGCTCCGGTGCTGCTGCGACGAGGCCGGCTGCTGTGACGCGCCCGACCTGATCGCGCCGCCGCCTTGCGCCGGCTCCGGCCCGGGCGATGAGTGGTGCGGACTGTGCCGGCGCTGCCGGGCGTGTGGGCAACAATGTTGCTGCGATCTCTAGAAAACCCTTGACTCGCGCAGCCGGACGCGTATACTGAGAATCATGGACGCAAGCAAACGACAGGCAATCCCGACCATTACCGACGGCCAGATCCGCGCGCTGTGCCGGGAGGCGACCGCTGCCGGCGACGGCGTGCAAGTGGCGGCGTGCCACGCCGCGCTCGAGGAGGGTGACGAGTACGCCCGTTCTCTGTGCGATAACGCGCTCGCCGACGCCCGCGCGGCCGCGAGGGGGGCGTGACCCGGGCGGTGCTTGTGCTCGCGCTGCTTGGCGCGTGTGCGCTCGAGGGCGACCCGCCGCCGCTGCCTGACGCCGGCGCCGAGGAGCTCGACGCACAGCCGGACGCCGGGGAGACGGCAAAGGAAACGCTCGCGCGCGCTTGTGCGGCGTGCGGTTTCGATCTGTTCTGTCAGGCGGACGTCATCTGCCCGACCGCCGAGCCCGGATATCACTTCGCTTACTACTGCGACGACCGGCTCATCAGCGGCACCTGCTACTGATCGGCCGCGTACGCGTACTCGAGCACGCGCGGCAGGTGCTCGGTCATCCACTCGTCGCCCGGATCGTTTTTCGTGCGGTGAATGTCGCGGTGACCGACGCCGGCGCGCTCGCGTGGCATGGGGTACGCCCGGCAGATCGCTCGCGCGACCCGCGCCGCGGCCTCGACCTGTGCCTCCGGGTAATCCTCACCCTTGAGCGATACGAGCTCGATCCCGACCGCGCATGAATTTGCCCACCCGAGGCCGGGGATTGGGCGCGCGCTCGGGCCGCCGGCGTGATTTCCCGCCGCCGTTAGCGGGATCATCTGGACGATCCGACCGTCAGGCTCGATCGTCACGTGCCACGACGTTTTCGCTCCGTGCTCGGCGCGGTTATGCGGCCGCACCCGCCGGCGCGCCATGTTCTCGGCGCTGTTCGCGGCGGTGGCGGTGTAGTGCCACACGATCGCCCGTGGCGTCGGTACTGCAAGATGCGCGCCAAACCACGATCGGTCGATCGCAATCTTGCGGACGCGTGGCCCGACCATCCAATCGCCGGCGGACACGACGATGTCCGGCAGCTCCGGTAGGCGCGGACGCGCCGCCTCCGCGATCGCCCGGTCGAGCTCCGCCACCGTGAGCGGGCCGAGCATTCCGTCAACGGTCAGGCCGCGCGCGCGCTGGAAAGCGGCGGTCAGCTCGGTGACGTGGCCGGCGGCGAGCTCGCGCCCCCAGTTGTACGCGTTCGCCTTGGTTCGGTTCATTGGCTGACCTTGGAGTACTCGACGCCCCAGCACATGGTTTCGTCGACGAGGCGGAGGAGCTCGTCGACGCCGCGCTCGGACGGCCCGATCAGATAGTCGTAAGGCGCCCGCGAACACTCGGACTCGCTCGCGTGCGACGCGTCAGCGTTCGTGACGCGGCCGGGGTTGTCGAGGCGAATTACCGCACCGCCCGCCGCGCGGATCGCGTCCGACTCCGAGATAAATCGGACGTCTTCGATCACCGCCAAACGCGCCCCGCCTTTTGCGATGTCGTCGAGGCACAGCCGGACCCAAAAATCAGCGCCGAGAACCTGTCGGATCCCCTCGGTGCCGAGACGCTGCAAAAACCATCGCGGCGAGAACCCGTAGCGTGGGTCGACTGCCTCTTTCTCCGCCTGTGATCCGTACACCTGCGCCGTTGAGAAATCTAGCGCGCGGCGCGCAATCTCCTTGAGCGGACGCGCGAACGAATAGACCGCCGCGCCATAATACTTGCGGAGATGTTCGGCGACGGTGCTCTTACCGGAGCCGGCCGGGCCAAGCAGTCCGAGAATCATCGGTGACCTCCCCACGTGGCGAACACGCGTCCGAAGTCGTCGACCTCGGTGGTGCCGTTCGGCAGCTCGCGCTCGTACCGGAACAGTCCGTAATCGGTGACCTGCCCGGTGTCGGTATCGATGAAACTCCGCCGCTCGTAATCGGCGAGCTCCCAGCCGTCCTGACCGTGCGTGGTCGGCGGCAACATGTCTCGATCCATCTTTAACCTCCTCCTACTCGAACCGGAACGGCTCGATAATTGTTCCGAGCGCGTCGTCATTGTCTTGCGCGCGCCCCACCTCGATAAAGCGAACATCCCCGACGGGGTAGCCCTCGACCGCCTCCCACAGAAACTGACCGCACGGCTCGCCGACGAACCCGGCCGCGCGCGCGTACCCGTTCGGCGGCACAAGCGCGCCATTCCAGATCACGCGCGGGTTGCGCGGCTGATAGCGCGGACAATGAAAATGCCCGAACGCCCACGCGTCGAATTCAACGCCGAACACACGCGTGGAATTGATGCGGTCGAGCGCTTGCGCGTTTGCGGTCGCTTTCGTGTCCGGGTTACCAAGTTTCACCTCGGTGTCGCCGTGTGTCAGCCCGAGCTTGGCGCCGTGGAGATCGACGATGCTGACACCGGTCATGTCGAGCTGCCACGTGATATTGCGCAGCTCGCTCGCCATCATCTGCAGCGCGAAGTACATTTCGGACTCGTGACCGTCCCACTTGCGCGACGTGGCGCGCCCCGGGTGGCGAACCTTGTCGCGGCCGTGGTTGCCGGGTTGACACACGATCCGCACGTGAGGGTACTGCTGCGCCGCCACGCCGATCAGCGCGCGGAAGTATCGCCAGAAAATCACTTTCTGCTCGGTGAGCGGCGCGCCGTCGCGCAGCTGATGCCCGAGCTGCCCTTCGATCATGTCGCCGTTGATCAGGATGCACAGCTCGGAGTTTTCCCGGTACTGCGGTTTGTAGTCCAGCGCTTGCCGGAGCACGTACTCGAGCCTCCGCGACTCCTCCACCGCGCGGAACGGCAGCGGCTCGTCGAGCGCCGAAAGATCCGAACCTAGATGGAGATCAGACAGCAGGAGGCACACGGTCCGCTTCGCCGCCTTGCGGGGCTGCTTGACCGCGTACCCGGTCGGCGTGATCTTGTCGGACAGGTATTGCCGGGCGGCGTCGCGAAACATGCGCGTAGCGAGCGCTTCGGCGGCGAGCGCCAGCGACACGGACCGCGCGATGCGCCGGTTGCCGAACCGCCGCTCTTGCTCGGCTAGGTTCGCGACGTACGCTGCGCCGTCCGGATCCATGTTGTCGGCCACGTCGCCGGGGCCGTCGGCGGCGGCGATCGACGCGCGGTGCAACGCTTGCGCCGTCTCGCCCATCGAGCGGCTGTACTCCTGGCGTTTCTCCTTCGCCGCGTCTTTATCGATCCGCCCGTCGTTTGCGATCGTAACATCGAAGTCCTCCGCACGCAGCGCCGTGAAGTCGGACTCCCACCGCTCCTTGTGCTCGGCGAGCTCACGGGCGGCGCGTTCGTCGACCGCCTTTGCTTCCCGCTCGCGTTTGGCCGTGTTGTAGCACTCTTTACAAGTACCTCGCCGCCCGGGCCCGCGGCGGTGGTACTCTGACGGCGGTTTCACTTCGCCGCATTGATTGCAAGGTTTGTCGGCCATTCGTGTCCGTTACCGCTATCGCGTCGACAGTATTCCCGCGACAATCCCGGCGGCGAACGCGCCGGCGACAATCCCGCGTAGCGTCCAAGTCCGTCCGGACGCGGATTTGCGGTACGAGTCGCGCTCCGCAGTCAGGCGCGTCTCGGCCTCCTGCAGCCGTCGGATCTCGGCGTCCAGTTTTTCCCACGACACCTCCGGCACGTGGACGCCGGGCTCGAGCTCGAGCACGGTACCGCCGTCGGTCAGGCAATGCATCGGTGACAGGTTGCGGTCCGGCACATCGGCTGCCGCCGCCCCCGGGGAGAGGAGGGCGATCCCGAGGGCGGCGGCGAGCGCGAACCTATTGCGCATCGCGCGGCGAGCCTACAACGCCGTCGACGCCCGTGGTGGGATTGGCGGCGACCGCCGCGTCACCGGCCGCCTCGGCGAGCTCGACCGGGTCGGGCCGGTCAAACACCCACAGCGCAAGCTTGAATAGCGGCTGTGCCCACTTCGGCGCACGCGCCTCGAGCCACTCGGCTAGCGGGAGGAGCAGCTTTTTCGCGCCGACGAACCCGCCCATGGCCATGACGGCCGCGCCGGCGGCGGTGCCGAGGAGCGCGAGCGACCACCCGGCGCCGGCCGAGACCGCCCCAGCGGCGACCGTGGCGGCGGCGGCGAGGCACGCGAGCAGCACGCCCCCGGCGTCGCTGGCGAGAAAAGGCACGCGGACAGAGCCGTCAGGGCGCTTGTTCAAGCGGCGGAGCGCGGCGACCGCGAACACGATCGCCAGGAGGGCGGCGAGCGGGTACTGGCCCGCGAGTACCGCCTCGAGCACCGGGCGGGCGAGCTCGAGCAGCGAACCGTCCTCCGAGGCGACCGCGCCGGCCGCCAGCGCCGTACCGGCGAAACCTAAGAACGCAAATAGAGCGAGCGTCATCGCGAAGCGGATCCGGTTCATACTATACTCCACAGGTTAGAGCCGCCGCCTTGACCACAGCCAAGCACGCTGCTTGGTAGTCGGGCGGCAGGAAATGACAGGCGAGCGCGGTTACCGCGCCGGCGACGACAGCCGCGCGGCGCGCGCGCCTCTCCAATTGGCGATCGTCGGCGGCCATCCAAAAGACTAGCACACAAACGGGCCTCTATCTGTATCGTACGATTCATAGGCTCGTGGTCACGTGAGACACGACGATCCCGCCGGACGCCGCGCGTCCGAGGATCGATCGCAAGATGTCACGGAACCCTAGATCGTCCAGCGGCGCCGGGCTGTGCTCAAACTGGATCTCGAGCTCGGCGGCGGCGCTGGTTTCGACTCGGATGTCGACGGGTCGGGTGACACCGCTGTCGACAAAGACCGGATCGTTGACCGGCGTCAGTGTGTTGCCGTTACCACTCGCGTCGGAGTAATCCCCGTCGAGCCGCCAATCCCCCTCGAGGTCGTCGCTCGACTCGGGCCCGTCCGCGATCTCGGCGTCGGTGAGGGCGCGGGACCAGACCTTGACGTTGCGGAGGTCGCCGTCAAAACTTCCGTCACCCACGCTACCGTGCTGGTCCCCGATCACGAAATCTGCGGACGAATCAAAGATCGTCGTGATCAGACTGCCGCTGATTATGGTCTCCGTTAGCTCGACGCCGTCGACAAACACAGCCGTTCGGCTAGCGACCGATCCCCCAGCCGCCGGATCGAAACGGGCGGCGACCCGGTACCAGCGATCAATCTCCGGCTCCCACACAACCTGATAGAAGGTTGTGTTGCTACCGTTTTCTCCGAGCTCCAGCTCAATACGCTGCGCCGGACCGATGTCAAAAGACGCGAATGCCATCGCATAGCTCTTGTGCCCTCCTGACGAAAGATACTTGCTGGCAACCCTCATCCGCGTGCCCTGCCCTGTCGGTAAAGACTCGAACCGCACCCGCGCCTCAATCGTGAGTGCCCCCGTGACGTCGAGCCCGGTCTGCGCCGCGTCGGTAATCGCAGCGTACTGCGAATCATCGCGCTCGAGTTGCAGGGCCTGAAAGGGTTTCGTTAGATCGGCGGTGGCGGCGTCAAAAACCGCGATGATCGACTCGATGTCGCCGTGTGAGTGATTCGCCGCGGCGATCGCGCGGAGTAGGCGCCGGGTGTTGTCGACGCCGACTAGACCGAACAGCACCGCAAGCACCGCTGGCTGATGCGGGCCGAGGAGCTCCGTCAGGTCGGTCAGGTCGGCGGCGTTGTCGATCTGCGCCTCCGCGATCGCGGCGTCGACTGCGGTGTCGAGCTCGCCGGCGGCTGCGTCGAACGCGTCGACGATCGCGCGGACCTTCGGACTCGTGCTCTCCGTCCACGGGTGGGGTAGTAGGTCGGTCAAGCTCACTCGAAAATCTCCATTGTGACGACGAACGTTGCGTACTCGTGCATTTCAATCGACGCGCTGCTGCCGCCGTCGACACGGGTGAAAACGTTTGTCACGCCCGGCACCTTGAGCACCGCGCACCCGATGCGATCGGCGGCGACGTCGACACCGAGCCCGAGCCGCTCTTTGATCGGGCGCTCGGTGCGATCAAGCGAAAGTGTTTCGACCGCCTCGGTAACCGCGTCTTCACCGGCGAACGACGCGGATTCCACAGCGATTGACAGCTCGATCGAGACTTCCACCGGATCCGGGCGGTCAAAAACGATCGTCTTATATTTCCCGTCCGGACGCTTGACCTTCTCGGCGATCTGCGTGCCGTCACCGCTACCAGCGGACCGCACGCCAGCCGGCAGAAGTACGTACAACGTCTCTGCTACGTCGGCGTCCGCGCCACCGAGCACGAGCGCGTGGATGTTTCCGGCGACATCGTACACCCGTGATGCAATCACACCGGTAACCCGCGCGAGCGCCGCCTCGACCCCCCGCAGCGGGTCGGTGCTTGGCGTGGTGGTGGTGCGGCCGGTCTGGTTCGGCGTGTCGTGGTTTTGCGACGTGAGGGCGCGGGCGAGGAGCTCGACAGCGGTTTCAGTGGCGCGCCCGATGTTCACTGACTCCGGGTTCAGTACCGCTCGCCAGCCGTCGACGGGCGTTTTAATTCGGGTGATCCCCTCGGCGAGCGCGTCGATGTCACCGTTTACGCTATCGAGCCGAGCGAACGCGCCGGCCGGCTCCGACACGCGTCCCGACCCGGCGGCTCGGCAGCGCGCCTCCGCAAGCCCGCGCCCCTGTCCGATTGCGCGGATTACTGCGGTACCTCCGGATCCAGTCATCGGTCCTTGGTAGGCGGATCCGAATGTTTGACTAGACGGTAACGTGCCGGCAGTCACCACCTCCCAGACGTTCGCGTTTGTCGAGAACCGGTAACCCGCGTCAACATCCTGTGACGCCTCCCACTCCGGCAACCGTTCGAGCGTGACCGTATCCTGCGTCACCCACTCGGAGCGCGCGGCTCGCTTTGCGACGATACTATCAAACGCATCAGCCGCCGATAATTCCGGCTCCTCGAGCAGCAGCTCCTCCGCCTCCGCGCCGCCGATAGGCTCGATCGCCTCGACCCGGCTACCGCTCTGAACGACCACCCCCGGGTCGCCGGTGATTACTACGACGACCTCGGAGTGGCTTTCCTGTAACCGGGCGACACCGAACAAACCGGCGAGCGCTTCCACCGCCCACTCTACGATCTCCTCCCGCACCCACGCGCGCTCGATCTCGGCCGCCTCCTCCCACAACGTTAGGAGCGCGTCAGCGTACTCGGCGACGAAATCGGCGAGCTCGCCGACGCCCGACAACGTACCCTCGATCGTGTTCTCGATGTCCACGATTAGCGCGTCTCGATCTGGCTTTACGATCGTGGTCATGAATTCACCGTGAAATTATCAACATCCCACAACGCCACTTCGCGGGGGTCGATACTGATGTCGAACGCTACCGGAGGCTCCGGGTTCACAGCGGCGAGAACCTCGACCGACTCGATTCCTGGCACCGCGTCGCGCACCCGGCAGGTCACTTGCGCGATTACGACCGGGTATCCGAACCGTCCAACGTGGATCGCGTCCGGGGTGAGCGTGAACGCCTCCGGTGACGGCGGCAGCGCCGCGCTCTTTACGAGCGTGTCGCCGTTGCTCGGGTACGCGCTGTTCGTGGTCAGGTTGATCGTCAGATCGATCTGCACTTGCGCCGGCACGGTCACGTCGAAACTGTGCGTTCGACCCTTGCTATCATCGGCGGAGATAACCACGGGCGTGTCATTCGTCTCGACGACGACGCCGCCGATCAGATGACGCAAGAGCACCGCCGACACCGAATCGCCCCATACCGTGGAGCTTTCGGCCGACAGCACCGACAGCTCGAGCCCGCCCGCGCCACCGAACCCGGCAGGGAGCGCGGTTAGGGTTCCTGAATCGTGGGTGTTGATGGCCACGTCGAGCACGTCATCGAGCGCCACGAGCTCGCGATACAGCCGCTCGAAACTCGTACGCGTCGGGACCGTCACGTGGTCCTCCCCACGGGGGCGGAGCGCGCTATCGAGCTCCGCCGGGTCACGAGTCAGCCCGCGGAGCTTCACAAGCTCGGTCAGGTCATTGCCGACGGCGGCGTCCGGGTCGAGCACACTCCGGTACCGCTCGACCCGCTCGGCCGACTGTGCGAGCCGCAGTGCCGCCAGCGCCCCGAGCTGCCCGACTAGTGCGCCGCCCGAGCCGTCGAGCGACGGACCGAGCCGTGACGCGAGGCGGGCCGCGAGTCGCGCGCGCAGCGCGTCAAACCGTGCCGGCCTGTACCCGGCGTCGCTCACGTGCTCACCACACCCGACGGACCGTATACGGTATTTACTCGGACCGCGATTTGCAAGGCGCGCGACTCCGAATCAAAAACGACTGACAGCGACAGGACTGACCGCACGCCGGGCGCGGATAGTACGAGCTCGCGGATCTGCCGCCGGTGGCGCACCGGATCAAACTTGCCACCGAGGATTGAATCCCGGGCGGTAATCGCCGGCAGCTCGCCGCCAAACACGCTAACCGCCGGGCGCGGTAGGTACGGCAATCCGCGCCGCAGGTTCGCGAACCACTCGCCACGGATCATCTGCAGCCGGATCCAGATCCCTTGTTCCACCGCATCGATCCCGGACACGAGCTCCGGCGGGTCGACGATGTCGCCCGTGACGCGGTCGATCCTGTAATCGATAGGGGCGTCGAGCTCCATCAGTCGATCTTCGAGGTTGTGAAACGGCCGGGCGTGTTCAGAAAGACATTCAGCGCGGCGTTGATTGCGGTGGTTACCGGACCGCCTGTGCCGGCGGCCGCCGACGCGATCGCCTCGATCAGCGTTTTAAATGCGAGCTCGTACGTATCGCCGCGGAACGTCGGCTCACCACGAAACGCTGGCGTGCCCGGTCGCGAGTGTAGCCCGGGGATTGCGATTGCGTCCTCGAGCTCACCGTGCCGGTCATCGGCCGGGTCACCGCTTTGGCCGGTCACCCACCACTGATCGATTGCCGATTCCGAGACGATCAGGAGCACGTGATCGCCCGGCGAGAGCTCGCGGAACAGGCCCCACATGATCACCGGCACGCGCGGGATCGGTCGAGGCAGCGTCGACACCCGGACGCCGGCGGCGTTGCGGTGCGCCCGGCTGACGGTCGGCTGCACAGTCGCGGTCATCTCGCCGCTGTTCCACACCGTCACCCGACCCGGGATTGCCGTGTGGCGGGCGGTGCCGGCCGCTCGAATGATCTGGCCGATGGTATGGCTGAGGGTCGGGGTCATGCGGGCACAGCTTCGATGTTCGTCTCCCACTCGGTCCCGTGCGTGTCACCCGTGCCGAGCGCGCGCAGCACCTTGAAATGACCGGACAGGGATCTAGATTGTAGCACAATCCGGGCGCCGGGCGTCGCGTCCGGCTCGAGGAGCGTGCGCACCGATAGCGTGGGAGGCTTGCCCACTTCCGCCGGGCTTGAGAGCTCCGGCACGCCGATCATGCCGGTGTCCGACGCGATCAGCAGCGCCTCCCCGGCGCGGACGCCGGTCGGCTCGAGGATCTGCAGCTGCCCGTCCTGGATCGACCACTCCAGACCGGCGCGCGCTAGAACTCGGGTCATCTGCTTGGCGGCCGAGCCGTCGAGCACCGCCCCGGCGAGAAACTCGCGCTCGGTGCCGGCCGGCAGGGTGCGAGGCATCGTCACGTCGAGCGCGCGGGCGAGCTCCTCGATCGCATCGCGGGCGCGCGTGCCTTGCCGGAACGATCGCGAGACGCGGGCGTACTTGTACTTGTCTTGGCCGTCGCCGGCCTCGATCACAGTTTCCCACCCGGCGCGCACGCGGTAAGACGGCGCCCACGTGATATCGCCGACGAACATCCGCTGCAGCGGTGAATCCTCGTACCCGACGTCGAGTCGAACGCTCACCGGCTTTTGCTCGAGAAACGTCCGGGTCGGCTCCGCCAGATTGTTGATCGTGATCTTGCAGCTATTAGGCTCGGCCTCGAGCGTCTTGACAACCTCGAACCGCATGCGCAGATCGCGGATCACGACGCTCTCACCGCGCGCCGTCAGCGTCACCGCCGCCGCTCGTTTGAAACGGCGAGCCATTACCAACCTAGCGCATCGAGCATTGCGGAACCTTTTAGGCCGGCGACGTCGATCGCCTCCGCGTCGGCGCCAGTCCAAAAGGCGATCAGGGGGCCGAAGCGCATCGTGTGAATGGTGGCTGTTGCAGTACGAATCGGACCGAGCGCGTGCGACGGTGCGCCGCTGAGAGTTACAGATCCGTGATCCGTACTGAGGGTAGCGTCCGAGCTCGATCCGAAGCTTTCAACAAACAGCCAGTTTGGATGAATTGCACTATCGCGGTGATCGCCTGAGATGTCGCCCGACTCAACACCGCCCCATTCG